ATATAATATATCATTTCAACTAAATTTATAAAAACTACCAATACTTCTTTCGACTTCTAAGTACGTATGTACAATGTTTAGCAAACCGAGTAATACCAGTATAATCCAAATGTTTCATAATATCTCCTCCGAGATATTCTGAGATATATATCCCATCATTATACTGGGATCCTTGCGATAAATGCGTTGTGATACAATAGGCAAGCTCAAACCGCTCTCCTTTCGCATATTTAGAGTTGCGTAAAACGTCTCTTTTTTCTTTATACGCATTGAAGTATTCTAATGAACATTTCAAATCTACAAATGTTCGATTGAATGCAAAGGGTTTGAAGTTAATCTTAAACCACTGTCTATCTTTAGATATAGAAGCCACTGTAGGATAATTGACAACTGTTCCGGCCAACCCATTTGCTAGACTGATTCCATCCAAATCATATCTCCAATTGTTCTTTCTACATATAACTTTCTCACCATGTTGTGGAATTTTACGTTTAGGATCTATTCCCCTTAACTTTCTTATTTTAGCATTATATGAGTCTCTGGTTATATTTTTACCACAGAGTATCATATCTGCTTTCATAAGCATATCATCTGTCAGATCTTCCTCTTCTATAATATCCACATTGTCATATGTCCCAGGATATAGTTCTTCCCCATCCAATATCTTATGAGCAATCTGTACAATACCAGAATCTTTATCCTGACGCATAATCTGCGTTAATTTAAAGATATCTTTCTCTATTAAGAATGCCGGATTATCTCCAACGGGTGGTAATTGATTTAAGTCTCCGCAACAGAGTATCTTAACACCCTTGTCTAATAACTTTTGTTTTAGACTCATAGGAACAAAGCTGGCTTCGTCAATACATATGAGTTTAACTTCGGGTGGTAAATTCTTATCTACAAAGATAAGTTTAGTTCTATATCTATCTAAGTATGCATCATATTGCTCATGGTCTTTAACAAAAACTGGTTTAAATATCCAGGAATGAATTGTTCTTGAATTGAGTAAGCCTTTAGACCTCAATACTAAAGCGGCTGTTCCTGTATAACACATAGGAGCCACTTCCCATTCATGAAGTCCCAATCTTCGTATGACTTCTGACATAACAACTGTTTTACCACATCCTGCTTCTCCTGTATAGCTGGATATAGGATTATCAGAATTCCAGAACCAATCGATAATTCGATTAACCAATTCTTCTTGCTGACTGGTTAAGACTACATCATGCATCTTCTTTCTTCTTTCTGGGAACTTTAGGTCTCTTACTGAAATCGAATTTATCATAAGATTCCATGTCCATACGTTTTAACTGATCATATTCGACAATGATACCATCATCTAACATTAGAATCAAATCCATATATTTTAAACAATCTCTGTTATATGTATGCCCAGATAACTCCGGTCTATTGAAATACGTAATAAATGCGTATCCTGGATCATTCATTTTCTTATTGCTGATGCCCATAGTCAAAACTTCATTATTGGTATCAATTTCGAGCATATTAACCATAAACCATACTAAACATTGTTGCATTAGAGCAATATTATTATATGGGTCAAATAATTTGGTATCTTCAGATCTGGTTTCTGCTAAATCACAATACGGTTTCTTAAAGGGTACATATTTAAATCCATCAAATACAAAAGACAATGGTCTCTGCGATTGATAATCTAATATATCTGGACAATACAAATATCCAGTGTTTTCGTCAATCTCCAATCCAATTCGTTGGAATACAAAATTGGAGAATTTCATTGCATTTTCTAATTTCACTTTTTCATAATACTCTTTGTTTAGTTCGTCGCGTACTGACATACTAATCTCTCCTTAGTTTAACAATACTATAATTGAATTGACTTATAGATATAATATATATTTTCTGAATAGTTTGGGGGTAAACCATATGGATGATATTCAAGGAGTATCTACAACTGCTATAGCTATTTTATTAGACACTTGTAATAAATACGAATGCGGAAAGTTTCCATTTCGTCTAAGTTCTTTAGTTGGATTAAAAGATAATACGACTACGATAGCACATGCAAGTTTATCTAAGAAAAATCTTTTGAACAAAAATAAAAGCAATATTCCGATTGGAAATGTAAACACGGCATCAACCATTATGTTAGAGATACCTACGGATGTGGCCAGAAAATATCCTGTTAAATTTATTCCCCCAGGAACCAGATTTATAGTTACGTTTAATAGTGGTGATATTACTAAACCAGTTATTGTAGGGGGTGAATTCTAATGCCATTGGTTCCAAGTGCTTCCGGAGTTATTACAGATGGACGTTCTAATCCCATCTATTCTCATACATTAAAAGAGTTTATTATGGCTGGTAAGAATAAGAACAATACGATTCCTACCTACGATAAACTCAGCTATCAGCAAACAGAGGCAAATATTACATATGTAATTAAACAGATTCTGGATGATTATTTGGTAGAACTGAAGCGTATGAGTGTTTATATCCAATTATCAAAAGAAGAACTTAAAAAATATAATTACAATCCTAAACGCCTATGTGCAGACGTATATGGAAATACAGAAATGTATTATTTAATTTTACTTTTGAATGGAATATGTAATGTCAAAGAATTTCATGATATCAATCCTATTAGAATGATTCCTATTGAAATATTGAATGAAGCCATATCCTCTATTCAGATTAACGAATTAGATAATATCCGTCGTTATAATTCTCGACATGTATAAAACAAAAAAGAATACGTGAGTCATTAATGACTCACGTAATACTTATTGTAACATATTGACTCAAATCTTCCATTTGTAGAGTCACTCCATATGACTCTAAGAATTTTCTCATATTCTCTACTCTGACTTCTTCTGGCATAGACTCTGGATTAAACATAGTAACAGCACTTACCATTTTACCAACAGTCTTCAAATCATGTGCGTAATTTCCACCACTGAATCCAATATCAGCCAATGTTTTTTCTTTAATCTTAGCACTAGCTTCATCTTTAGACATGTATGTTACAGAAGATCCTGTAAATGTGGTACTATGAGGATTCGATTTTAATGACCTAACTCCTAACGTAGGTTTATTATAATCTTCCTGTAGTTTAACTGGACATTCTAAAGAATATGGCTGATAGAACGTATTGAATGTAATATCTCCACCATATCTTCTCTTATCTAATTTCATACCCAAATATTTAATCTTCTTATCTTGATCCATCCAGAATGGAACTAAGAATATAGAATAGTCAATATTTTCATTAATCAGTGCAGATTCTCCAATATAGTAACTGGCTATACTAGACATGACTTTATCATATTCTCCACTATCGCGTCTTGGAATGATATCTTTAGCTCCATCTCTATTTAACTGAGATGCTGTTATAAATGCTAACCGATAATCGATGGCAATAGCTCGGAATTCATTGCTGATAATACCCAGTTTTACACGTTCTTCCTGCTCTTTAGAAGAAGAAGCAGGCATAATACGTTTCATATAATCTTGAATAACTGCAATGGTTTCATATCCTTCATCTTCAAACTGTTCTATCTTATCTCTGATATATTGAGTCGTAATCGAATATACAGATTTATAGATATATACAAATTTAATTCCATCCGGATCGTTAAATATAGAATTATTCCACATATCTAAGATTTGCTCTTTAGTATATCGCTTATCGTGGATATCTATATTACATCCGGCCATATTCAGTAAGATTTGCATATCTTCTTGTAATCTGTTCTCCATACTGAAATATAATAATAAAGGTCTCTTAGTTTTATCTCTACAGATATACCCCTTATTGTGTTTCAGTATATTGATAGCGATTTCTTTGAGTGTTGTTGACTTACCTTCCCCAGGTAAAGCAAACAAACAATATTCTCTGGCTTGTTCGAATCCACCTCTAAGCATTTGATTTAACATAGTAATTCCTGTTTTTAATACTCGAGATGGTTCACGAATTTCTTCGATACATTCTAGAAGTTTGATATCTCTGGTTTCATCATTTAGACCTATTTCATTATCTTCTTCCAACACTCTATGTTGTAGCATAGCTTTATGAGTTTCTGTCAACTCATCTCGCAATGCATCGATATGTTGATCTAAATTTTGATGATCAGATATCATAACGTTGATAGATAGATCTTTAATCTTTCCAGCATGATTGAAGATATATAAATTATCAGCATATCTTGGAATGACTTTTCCTTCAATAAACTGAACGTCCATATTGTTCAATTCTTTGAAAGAATCGAAATCTATATTGGGATATTTATTACCCGAGGCTCCCAATACTTCTTCCAATATCAATTGTCTGCTTCTAATCTTATGATTGATTCTTGTATTTACAATATCCCGACAAAGCAATAGACGTTCTTTGCTTACGGGGTCTGTTTCATATTCTGATTCGTCTATATTATCTACGATATTTCGTAGAGCTATTAGAGCCGATGGTCTGATGTGCTCATTCTCGCTTAACGCATATGTACAAAATCCATTTAACGTTGTTAGAGGTAGTTTGAGGACAGTCTTACCATCTTTCATATATAACTTCTTATTATTCTTCAATGCCTTATCATCCTCTCCCAAATGTTAATTTGGTGTTGTACTATAAATCATTTAGAATATCTGTTAAATCTTTAGGAGTAATGAAGACGGTATCCATACATTGATTAATATATCGACACAGTTTTTCTTCTGGAGATATATTTGGGTCAAAGATATAATTATACTCTTCATACTGCTCCTTGGCTTCTTCCATCGATTTGACTACAGTTTCATTTTTAGTTTTATTTAGAATAGATACATTCTTATTATTTCTATAGAATGTCTGTAGTGCATTAATTGTGTCTGGATTATTTTGAGTAATCTCTATACGAACAAATTTGATTTGTTCGTTTTGTACTCGATTCTCAATATAATCAATAATCTTTTTAGGATCACTATGTAGCATAGTATCTAAATTCATTGTAATATACTTATCAGATATAATTGGTTCAAAATGAACCGCATATCGATGAGTCGTAATATCTTGTAATACAATATAGAAACCCTTTTCGCCCTCATCTCCAAAAGTCCACCGATAGGGTGAACCGCAGTAATAGAAATGAGAATCAAAACAAGCTGCTTGATGGACATGCCCAGATATGATAGGTCCTAAACAATACTGGAAATCTTCCATACAAAATACAGGTTCTCTTTGGGAATCTAAGTCTGGTGTATTCTTGCCAAAAATAGATCCCACATATGTTCCATGCATATAGCATGTGTCATATAAACCAGAATTTCGTAAGAATTCATTGTAGAATTCTTTACCTTTTCCATACACTTCTGGAATACATAAGATCTTTTTACCTTTGACATATTCGAATCTCACATTTTCTATAATACGAATATCGACATTAGGAGATCTTTCTGCCAATGGATAGAATAGTTTAATCTGATCCGCATCGTGAGAATATGTACCAGCAATGATCAACAACGTTGCATTCTTTTGTTCACAAATTCTAATCAAATCTGTAATAAAATAACAAGCCACAGATACAGCATCTGAGTTTGCCATAAACTTATGATGAAATATATCTCCATTTACAGACACTATATCTAAAATAGGCATAGTTTCTAACTTGGAGAGATATTGTTCTTTTAATATATTTAATTGATATTTTGGATCTAAAGCTCCAAAATGTATATCTGCAATATGTGCTTCAATAAACATTCCATTTGGATTTAAACTCATGGTTTTCCTCCCTTGTCTTGGTTATGTTTCTGTTCATTAATAAGTCCTTTTTTATTTCTTCAAGTATATAATATATTCTTAAAAAAGTTTTAACACAATAACCACTGGAGATTATTCTCCAGTGGTATTATACATGAGCTTATCTAATATGTGAGTATATACATACCATACATGATCTGTAATTTCTTCTTTTAGCATTTCTATAATATCTTTCTTATGTTTCATTAATACAGAAGCATTTTCGACAGATAGATGAGTCTGTACATCTTTCCCAAATGTACAAACCAATTTGGTCACACATGGTGATGTATTGATATTCAGATCAATACGTATACACATAGAATCATCTCTGGAAGATAACTGAGTAACTATGACTGTGTTGTTTTCTACCATAACATCTTTTGCTAGCATATATACAAATTTATTAGGACGTTTTGGATCATCATACAATTCTGGAATTCCAGTTGTCTTATTAGGAACTAATCTTTTAGTCTTATCCATAAAAGAAACAAATTCAAATATCAATTCTTCCATAGAATCTATAGCAAATATAGCATCTAACAATTTCTGCTTCATAACCCAATGTATACATGGCCTGATTAAATAATACAATGGCTTAAGAAATACATGAGTGTATGTATAATCAAGAATGTATGTAGATTTTACATAAATATCGAAAAATGTGTCTGTCATACGATATCATCTCCATCGCACATGGTTTTATATTCGTATTCTGAAGTAGACAATCTAAAAAAGGAATTAACTAATGAGAAGAATGTATCGGATGCATGTTGCATAAACATAGCTCCATTAGGAGTATGCAAATCAATATAATTGGATTCATACGTTCCATCAGTTTTAGATAATCGTAAGATCATACAGCTATCGATATCGTATCCGTAATTCATATTGATCAGATATCTATAAGCAGATAATTGATAGAAGTATTCGGCTTTAATAGAATTGGATGTTTTGAAATCCACCAACATCTTTTCCCCATTAATGTCGATAAGGAGATCATATGTACCTCCAAACCATGGACAGGTCAATTTTTGTTCTTCTCCGATAATTTTAACATCATACATTTCTTTCAAAGAATCCCACCAAGCATGGAAAGCTGCTATACAGCTTTCAGATTCTCTAAGTTCAGTTATATCTTTGATATCGTTTTGTATATAATTTTCAATATAATTGTGCGTCTCTGTCCCAATAGCGGCTGCCGCATTTAAAGCTTTATGGTATCCAATATGTTTAAATCCTAGACTATTAGCCCAAGAAGCAATACCTGGCCTGCCTATAGTTTTATCTAATATCATTGTCACTCTGGGTACATTGACCCCATTATGAGTATATCTGTCAGGGGCTTTAACTCCTTTGACGTCTTTTAATGTAGGATAATCATTTGAGATTAATTCTAATAAAGTATCTGTTGTTTTAGTATTCATAAAGTTCCCTCCTTAAACGCTTATGGTAATGTATCTATACAAATAGATTGCTAATTAATCTGGAAAACATACTAATAACTATTGAGTTTGTACAGAAACTAACTTAAATAAGAAAGGAAGACTGAAATTATGTCAGACGTAAAATCCACTGCATCCCCGATTACCAGTTGCTATATTTACAACAAGATGGCTGGATATACTAAGCTTATGACTGATGCTATTATGCATGCTGAGAGAATTAATAAAAATACAGAGAAATTTGTAGAAGATGTGGCTTTAGAGATTAAGAGATCCAAAGCCCCTATATATGCACTTAAAATTTTAAATTCTAAGAATACTCAGTTAATTTGGCCTAAGGATGCTCTTCCTAGACCATTAAAAGTATTTGCTGCTAAAGATCTCAAAGGCAGCAAGAAGATTACCGCTTTTATCGATTGCTCTAATATCATTAGAGTTGGTAATAATGAAAGATATAGAGTTAATACTGAAGTATTATTGGCTCATATATTTTCGGCAAAACATAATATGATGTATTATGGCATTCCAGGTGTATTCAGCAAGAAGTCTTCGGATGTTACATTATATACCAGAGCATATGCAAAACTCTTTACTCATATTATAGATTATATTGGAAATATCTCTGTTATTCCGGATAATAGAGAGAAGATGATCTATATGGCTTCTAAGTTTTTCTTAAATACCATTATGGCAATAACTGATGAAGATAAAATAGAAGCGATCGCAGTTAAAGCGGCTGGTATTACTCAATCTCAGGCTAATATCTTCAATATCCGTACAGAAGGTATGGATTTTGACTCATTACCTGGGTTTGTAGATACAGTTAAAGAAGTCTTCAAAATGGATAAACTGACTATTGGATTGGTATTGGAAAAATGGATGTTCTTATATGGAGCCGGAACCATTCTTGGAATTGAATTCTTACCATCGTTCTTAACAATGATTACTGATGCATACTGTGGAGTCTATCTCAATAACCAGAAAACTATTGAGAAGATTTTAAGCAAAGACTTAGTAGAGATGGGTAAAATTCTAATCTACGAAAATACTAATATTTAATTTGATCATAAATAATTGGGTGAAGGTTAATACCTTCATCCATTATTTTTAAGAAGGTGAGAATTAATGGATTATGACGTTCTGGTTAATTTAAGATTCAGAAAAAATGAAGGTTCTACTGATCTAAAGAATACAACATGGAACTCTATGGTTATTCATAAGAACAGTAGAATGGAATCTATAGATTATTCTGCAGCTGGTAGATTCACTGGAGAATGTGCATATTTTGATGGGGAAATTTCACAACTCAAAAAGATGAATGGACATGAAATCACTATTAATGGTACTACAGATATGACCATATCTGTATGGTTTAATAGTGACCCTACTGAATCTAATTTGAATCAGTATTTTATCAATGGTAATAGTCTAAAGAAAACAAATAGTAATTCTTTCTATATGACACATGATGATGTACATCATACATTAAAGCTGGTATTGGTAGATAGAGCACATAGAAAAATAGAGTCTGATGATATTTCGGCATTATATAAAGTCAATGATTGGAACCATATTGCGGCTGTAAGAAGTAATGGTAAGATGGGTCTATATTTAAATGGACAGTTGGTATCTACTCTTAATGCCGCTCCAGCTATTTATGAGTTTACATCATCTGTTTGTATGGTCGGAAAAGGATATGATGAAGATCATTTAATTTTTGGAACAATGAAAGGGTATCTGGATGATTTGGTAATTATGAGGTACGCATTACCGATCAATGCAGATACGACAATCGATGTTCCAAATAATTATCTAATGAATGTAATAGATCCTGCATTGGCTGAAGAATCTCCAGAAAATCTTTGGACAGAAGATGAAAGAGAATACTCGAGATATGATGATATCATTCATACCACAGAGTGGAAACGGTTTAATACTAAAGATGCTATTTATTACAGACAACATGGGTTAGTACCATATCGTTTGAAAGAGTTATATACTCCAATTGATGTAAACGTTCCGGATTGGATCAGACCCAATATTCATGGAGCATATTCTATTTTAGATAAAGTATCTTACAATGCAGGAGACCTGTATGTAAGCAATAAAAATAAAAATGATTCCACTCCAGGAACTAATTCCGATTGGACACAACTTGGTATGAGTTCTGATATCCATCCTACATGGGTATTGAGAAAAGCTATGTATAAGTATATGCAGAAATGCATATATAAGAAAAGAGTATATCAATCTCAGATCAATTATAATAAAGATGTACCGTGTTATTGGGTACTGATGGATGAGAACGATATTGATATTCCTGCCGATATTCCAACATGGACAGACTATGATATTTACAGAGAAAATGATATTATTAAATACAATGATAAGTTTTATCAGTCTACGATAGATAATAATATCAACCATACTCCAGGAGATATTTCCAAATGGAAAGAAGTGGGCGGTAGTATATCTACCTTAGAAGAATGGAGCGAACCTAATCCATTTATGAAGGGTGATATCATTAAACAAGACGATATGCTTTATTATTCTAACGTAGATGATAATATATTTGAACCTAAGACCCATATTGTACAATGGACTCCATTTTTGGAATGGAAGATGTGTACTTACACCAATACATATAAAAAGGGAGATAAAGTAGACTATAATGGGCAGACATATGTATGTACCCGTAATGGTTCACATTTAGCTCCTGATGAATATAGAAGTAGAAAGTTCTATCGATCTCTCAGAAATAATAACAAATCAATCCCAGGAACATCATCCGAATGGAAAAGAGTATACGATATCGATTTAACTGAAGAACAGATGGGAAAAGCGTCTGAACATAAAAAGGGTGTTCCATATCATATAAATGAATTAGTTAAAGTGACTGATGGAGATTGGTACATAACCACAAGCGCAGATATCTATGTTAAAGATGGAGTCTTTGTTGTCAATAGAGATTATAATGCTCTTGGAATCAGACTCTATAGTGCTATGGATAATTTCTTCTTAACGAATGATAAAAATAGACGCAGATTCAATATGAAATATCTGACTGCATATAACACTAAATGGATTGGTGGATATATGCTGATGATTAATGGTAAATTTATTCCTTGGGAAGATATAAATGTAGTGCGTTCTGATAGATATGTGACATTGTTTGTATCTAATCTGCCCAGACAGACTCAGATCGATAGAGTTGATTTGATTCATATTCCTTTTAGAGTATCATATTCTAATAGCGGATTTATTCCTGAAAATGGAATTAAATTATTTGGATTTGAAAAAGATAAATCATGTGGAAATGATTATGTGATCTCTACCACTAATACCAATGTAAGATGTCTGGAATATTCTGGAACTACATTTGACAATTTATATTTAGATACTAATTTAACTCATAAGATTACTAAGGCCAATATTTATGTATTCAAAGAAGATGGTACGTTAGTCGAACAAGATAAGTATTCTGTTTCAGCAGCCAATATATTCAATATGAATACAGATGGTCATACTAAGTATAGAGTTATAGTCATATGGTATATTAATGAGAATCCATCTGAAGATAATCTATCATTGATTCCTAATCAGGAAGATGTAAGAAAGTATGTCATTTATCCTGATACAGATCAAGATAAGGCTCCTATTAGTTTAAAATATCTGAAGACAGAGTTTAACTTTAAACACGTCCCTCATAAGACATTTGATCAGAATATAGATTCTTCTATGAATTATATTTTCGGATATAATAAGAATAAGTATGATGAGGTCTATGAGAAAGTAAGACCTGTTAATTTTGAAGAATATTCGGAAGAATATATGAATTCTTTGAAAAGAACTATAAGAATTCAATTGACTGAAGAGTATTTGGATATTCTGATGCATTCGTATATGATGATCAATGATTATACATTGGTTGAATTGACCGAGCATAACAAAGATCGGTTTATGGGTAAGACGATTATGATGAAACTCAGACGAGAGATTCCTATCCATATTGATGCATCAAATATTAATAAGCTGATTGGGTGTACCATTAAAGATGATACGTCTAAATATGCGGTACAGATCACACCAATCAATAAAGATCAATATATTGATAAAGATGTTATATTGAAAGGTATGAGTGTACTCAAATCTAATACATTAAATACTGATCATATTATCATGAGTAGAGATATTTATGATAAGATGGATTATAAAAATAATACATACGTTATGTTATTTAAACGTGGTATGCTTCCCAAATGGTATAATACCATCAAGTATACCAATGATCAATTTTATTTCAAACATGTCCCCAGATCTGGAGATAAAAAAGTTACGTTTGTTCATACAGAGAATCAGACAATATTTGTAGAATGTAATGGTATGGTATATGATAGCAAAACCAATCCTGGTGGATTTACTACAGAAGAAGGATCTGAAATTAACGTTTGGGTTGTAGCTGATCCTGGATACTTTGCTGGTGAACCCAATATGACAGATGGCGTTATATATGAAAATACAAGTATATCTGCATCCGATGCTATTCCGATGGTTAGAACAGTTACAATTGTCGCTTCACCACATCAGACTATTATTGCTACTATTGTTGGAAATGATATGACTCCAAATTCTGTAGTTCCTGGAACTCAATATATATGCACCAATACGAATGTACAATTTGAAATTCCCTATGCTACTAAGATTAAAGCAGAAATTAGCGCAGAAGTTGGATATGATGTTGGTAATTTGAATTTAACAGAAGTCGTGGTTAAAGCCAATACAACTATTAGAGCCACTAATGCGGAACATCATATCTATCAGATTGTATTGAGAAACCTGGATCCAATGAATCAAGATTTTACTGCTGTATGCAATGGTAAAACATATACTACCACATTTACAGGAACTTATGGTCAGACATATACATTATCCGCCGTATCTAAAAAACCAGGATATAGTGCTGGGCATATTACGGATCCTGGTAATGGAGTCATTACACAAGACACTGTATGTACGGTAGGTAAGATTACTATTAAAGACTACATGATTAAGATTTTAAATACAGATCATCAGAAGTTAGAAGTTATCTATAATGGTATAACGTATTCTGAGAACCAATCATTTAAAGTCAAATATGGCGATGCTTATAAAGTTAGAGTGACTTCGGATATTGGATATAACGCCGGAAAACCCAAAGCATCTGATAATGGATTAGGAAATATCAATATACAGAATATAGATAACGGAGCATATCAGATTTTAACCACCAACGGTAAAGTTGGAGATAATGGTATAATTACTATTAGTGCAGAACCCGCTGTACTTAAGAGATATGTTGTTAATATTATTCAGTCTCCTCATCAGACCATTCAAGTTACTTATAATGATCAGAACCATACAAGTACATTCAATGTGCCATATGGAGGAAGAATTAAGGCTAAAATTATCAATGTAGAAAATGGATATACCGCCGGTAATGTTAATATTGCTGATACCGTTGTTACCAGTAATATAACAATCACTGCTACTGCAGCTAGTGTCAATTGGTATACAATTCATATTATCCAATCTCCAAACCAAACTGTTTATGTAGAATCTGATGGAACTGATCATACTTCTGATTATCGAGTTAGAAAAGGTACCGAATGGTTTGGACGAGTTATTCCTCATCAGGGGTATATCTCGCCAGGACTCAACGGACCATCTAACGGTACAATATCTTCTGATATTACTGTTTCTGCTCAAGAAGCCCAGATTGCTCCATTTACTAGAACATTCGATATGTTTGTTTCGAATTATAATACATGCCATGGATATTCGAGTTGGTATGCTGATGACCGATTAGAAATAGGATATAGAATGGGTGCTTGCAAAATGATGGATCCTAAGGGTTCTATTTCTCCAGATCCTATTATTACAAGTAATGGACTCGTTGTGTGCTTAGAATCATTCTTTACTATAACGTATCAATATTATTGCGAAACCAACGAATATAATTTGGCTATAGGGGAACCGATTGAAAAAGCGTTCTATAGAACTTATTTCTGTATTTCTAATGAGCAGGGTGGACGGGATGCTTACAAGATCAAAAGAGTTAAGCTTCATCTTATGACTCCATTGACATCTTGGAATCATACCAATTTTGGTGATATTGAGTTGAATAAATATTATGTAGATACCAGACCCAAAGTAAATTATCCAGATAAGCAATATGATTATACATATCATAGAATAGATCAGACATATATAGGCGGCGAACGAGGCGGATATTATGGTAAAATATTCTATTATGATACATTTATTAATCGCAGTAGATCTGGATATTTTGATTGGGTATATGATCAACCCAATGAATTTAATTTGGCTGGAATTAATGGTCTAAATACAGATACCCCAGTAAAAGCACAATTTGCAATTGAATTGTTTGATTATTAGGAGGTAGAAATTTAAATGTCAGATAAAACGTATAATTACTCTACCACTAATTTAAAGGGGTATGAGGTTTGTTATTTTCGAAACATCTGTAATGAAATTATACCCTATCCGGTAGATGGATTAGATTATCTTCCTATCAGTAATGGGTATTATTATATTGCACAAGAGGATATTATTTTATATACTACGGTTAAGGGTGAATATAATCTTTGCCCTATACCGTATACCATAGATACAATTAATAATAAAATCATTCCAAAGAATCCTGCTTATAAGAAGCATAAATTATATTATGGATCTCGGAATCAGTTTATTTATAAGAGAATTCCTATTAAGACAGAAGTTATGTCTATTCCTATACCATACGCATTTCGATCTGGATATAATCCAAATAATTATTTTATATTCTTAAATGGACGATTGATGAATTCTGCTTTTTATAAGATTATGGTTCCGTCTCTGGATAATAGTCTCATTGATCAGAAAATTATCTATTTTACATCTAAACTTACTCCTCAAGATACATTGGATGTATTCTATATTTCCAATAACTCATTTAATCGTATGAATGGTTCTGGTGACTTAGTTATCAGACCATTCAAAATTAAAGCGACAGAGCCTATACAGAGAAAATTCTTAATACCATCTCCGTATGCTGAGTATCCTGTACATGATTATAATTCGTTTATAGTCATTTGTCATGGAGTCAGAATGTCTCCGGACAGATATCATATCGTCAATGAAGATAATAAGTATTATATTGAGTTTGCTGATGTAGATGATTATCTAATCTATGATGATGATTTAGTATTTCTATTCCCATACTATAGAGCAGATTGGGAAACTACAGATGCTTTATCTAAGCACAATACACTTAACTTTATTACCACATATAAGAAGATTCCGATTGATACTGTACAAATAGAATTCGATGCAACTTCATTAGGGGATATCAATAATGGTAATTCTGTCTATGTATTCGTAGGAACTAAATTATTAGATTCTAAAGAGTACAGATTTATAGCTCCTAATAAAATTCATTTTGATCATGTTGTACCGGCTAATACGGAAGTAGCTGTTGTCATAGAATCAGATAGAAGCTCAATTGCAGAAAACAATGCATTTGTAAACTATGTTAATCTTCCTGTTATTACGGATGGACAATGGGCATTGCAATTGCCTTTCTCAGATAATCCTAAATCTTATATTTTCTTTAGAAAAGGTCAATTAATCCCCCAGTCTCATTATTCTATCGTAAACAATCAATTTATTTTAGGGCGGAATTATAATAACCTACATGCTGGAGAAACTATAACTGCTATTTATACTACAGATGGATCTGATAGTTTTAATAATGTAAATTTCCATTCCTATGAAATGGTTGCTAAAGAAGATGATCAGATACAGATTCCTAATGAAGTTGGATTGAGATATTCTACTTCTAATCTATTTGTTTTTATTAATAATGGATTCGTTTCTCCATCTCATTATACAGTAGCAGGTAATACGTTAAAGTTCAAAGAAAAGAATATTTTAACCAAAGATGATGATATCAATATTTTCTTATTATATAAGACAATCAATTCGTTAAGAGTTCCATATAAAGTTTCTGATAAAGACAAGATACAATTTATAGAGCGTCATAGTACTGCTGAAGAAAATGATCAGAAAACATATGAGATCCCGTATCCTGATAAAGATTTGACAGGATATACTGATGCTCCATTTATGGTTTTCTTAAGAGGAATATTTATTCCGCAGTCTTCATATACTCAGACAGAGAATAAAGATACTGGAAAGAATTATATTACGTTTGTAGATGATATGGAAGTTATTAAAAAAGATGATCAAATCGATTTTGTGTTCTGTTATACTCCAGGGTATACAACAATCTCTAAGAGAGAATTTGATGCAGAATTGACATACGACGAAAATTCTTCTGTTAAACTTCCGTATATTTATTTAGAACCAGTGGATTTGTCGGAACGGGTTATGTTCTTTTATGGTGGATCCTATATTGATGAAACAAGATATACTCTGGATAGACATAATAGAACTGTTACATTTAAAGATTTGCCCTATGAGGGCGATAAAAAAAGAATTGTAACAGCAGTATTCTTCTATACAGGAAATAGTAATACCGGTACAGTAGGATATATACCACAGTCCGGATACATCTATTTTGATGATCATCAGATTGATAGAAATTTGAATAATGAAATGCTTATGATATTCGTGAATGGTTTATTGGTACCTAAATCGAATGTATATGATATTTCTAATTCTATTAAGAAAGTTACAAGAAATCTGAAGACTCGGTATGATCTAAATATCATCAATTGTTCCCCATTGGTTACAGAATTCAAGAGACTATATGATCCTACTAATAATGCAATGCATTATACGGTTAATGTAGTACAGACTCCTAATCAGAAATTGACAATTACAAGTTCTTTAACTGGTAAAAAATACAATACCTCTTTTATAACTCAAGAAAAAGATAATTTATTTGTTACTATCGAAGCTGATACGGGATATAAACCTGGGATAATTCAGATCGATGGATTAAACACATATTTTTATAGTAATCTAAATAAGGATATCACCATTACGGCGAAACCCGCTGCATTAGTTCAGATGTATACGGTTACTATAGAACAGTCACCAAATCAAACCATCTCTGTATTATGTAATGGTAAGACATATGTAGGTACATTCAAAGCTCCCAAAGGTTCTAAATTTACCGTTAGAATTGATGGAAGCAGAGATGGGTATGTTCCAGGTACATTAAATATGACCTCAGGAACAGTAAACGGTAATGTAATTGTTAAGGCCAATCCGGCTACGGTTAAAACATTTACGATGAAAATCTTAGATATTAATTTACAAAATCAGATTGTACAAGTTTCTATCACTGATCCAACAGGACATGTCGATGAATTTAATGCTCCATGTACTATCGAAGGGGTTAAATATGGTTCCCAGTTTAAGTTTACATCAATGATGAGATCTGGATATCAACCATCTAGATATATTGGACCATTTATGATCAATAAGATTTATCATGCAGATTATAGATATCCATTAGATAATTTAATTGCCGAACCTCCTAAGAAGATTGTAAAACGACATATCAAATTGTATCCAGCAGTCAATGAAACTTTGTTTATGAATACATGGTCTAGTCATGACGATACTAATAAAATCAGACATGAGGCTAAAGCGGATACGGATGTATTAGAATTCGATGCGGCTGATGGAGAATATTATGAATTAGGATCTGTAGCAGATTATGGATATATTGCTGGCGATATTACTTGCTCTACTGGAGAGTTGGCTGGAGTTATTGAGTCTGATATTACGGCAGCAATAGAAGAAGCTGTTACGTTTGTTCCTATGATGATTGTAACCAGAGATCATCAGACATCCAGTCAGTATACTATTCAAGTATCGTTTGGGGATGGCTATCAGGATGTAAATGAAGGAATCTATATGATACGTCCAGGAACTACATATATTTGCAGAGCCATTCTACATAATGAAGTCGTCTTTAAGACTAATGGAATTATGCCAAATAAGAATATGGTAGCTACCATCAAACCAAATGGTACAATTACAGTAGAGGAAGGAGTTGAATGATGGTGAGTAGAAAATATGATAACGTATATGATGATAATGAGAAGATTTATAATGACGGAGAAATCTACACAGTAGATAAAGATAATAATCAATCCGATGATCCCAAATATAAAAATTTTACTATCACTATTATTCAACCTGTGGATGCTGTCATAGAGGTGGTTACTAAGGAGAATAATGTGGAGGTAGTTCATACAACTACCTTCTCAGCTCCTTATGATACCAGATATCAAGTACGATTTAAAGACCAAAATAATCCATCGGATTTATATCTGAACTGTACCAATAATGGTAAACTGGCGAGAGATATTAGCATCAAAGCGTTTGTCCCAGAAGATAAAGATAAATTGTTCTTGATGACAATATTACAGTCAGACAATCAGAAAATTATTGCTTATGGTATCACTAAGAATGATCAAGGCCAATGGGTATATTCTGGAGAAAGTTATACTGATTCTTTCTTTGCTTATAGAGGAAGCAAGTGGAGATTTGCTGTTGTTCCTAATAAAGATATAGGAGATTATTATC